CCATGGAGAAATTCCAATGGATTAGTAATTCGGGCACCTTCAGGAACCTTATAAGGTCTGAATGCCGTGTATCTACCTCTAGATGCAGGCACAGCAACGAATCCAGCGAACTCTGCAACTTTTCCTGAAAAGGATTTGTTAACAGAAATTTCGCATCCCAAGGTTCTCATGATCTCACAATAGGCATGAGCTATCCGTTTATCTGAGATGACTATATCGTCACCCAGTACACGGAAGCAGGTCCCATCGTGGAAGCTTACTAGTGAGTTCTTATGAACCTGCTCCATCCTTTTCCAAGCGATGGAGGCTACTAGCAAGTTGGACATGTGAAACAATGGAAACGATCCGTATAGGCCCATTGGTTGACCAACTGAGTACTTCAAGCATTGAGCAGAAAGCTTATTGTCATAGTAGAGTGGAAACTCTTCTTGACAATACTGCTCCATAGCTTGAGCGTACTTGGTTAGTCCGAGGGACAAAAGCAGTTGGTTTGATACACGTCTTGGAAATCTGTCAGTGGCAGATGATAGGTCTACAGAGTAGACATCATTTCCACTTTCCAGATGATCCAACACAGTGTATATACCCTTCACTTGATCTTCCACACATGACTCCCTAGGGAACAATTCCCTATTGAGCCGTGAAAGAATAGAGTGGAGAGGGTAAAAACCATACTGCACACGTGCGGAAGGTTGATTCACCACACGAGCCTTGCACCCCTGTTCTTGAAGAACACAGATGCGACCCATGTGTTGATCACCTATCCAACCTCCAAGGTCCATCATCATTAAGTTCGTATCAACCAAGTTCGGTAGATCGTAACTTAGTATGGATGGCGTCCTCATGGATGTTATCCAAGAATGGACAAACGAACCATAAGGCAAGTTTCTTACTCTTCTATCAGGTTTCTGATCAGAAAAGTAATAAGAACTTCCTGAGAGTAGCTCGTGGTAAGGTTTGGTATACTCCCTCTGCAACGCAGAAATAAGAGTATGTAAACCTTTCTGGGATTTAATCCTAGAGAGCCTTACACGATTCATGAGCTCCTTCTTCATGGATGATTCAATCCATGGGATGCTCACGTTGCCCATCGTTTTAGATGGTGATGTGATGGCACCTACAAACTTCCTCTGTTGCTTTACCGATACTCGGTCAAGCTTCAGTGAAGTGTAGTATCGTAACACTGCAGCATACCTTCTTATTACAGAAGGACGTTGAGCTGTTACGAAATGCCTTACCACAAAGGACCAGTTACCTTTCGGTAACATAGTTCTCTTATGGTACGCAATGGAGTTCTCCTGAAAAACAAGACGAGCTTGTTCTCGGTCACCATTACGGAGATGTAAGGAAGCGTTCCAAATCGCTTTAATGCGATTACAGGTCCACTCCTTACCATTGCAAGCAATCCAACCTTCGATTTCTTGCTGAAGACCTTTACCGGCTTTACCACAGACCTTTCGTACTATGAGACAACCAATGTGAGTTGATGTTTCATCACTCATGGCGGTTAAGAACACCTCCAATTGTGAACTCTAGGTTGTACAACCATTGTACAATCGGATCTATAGCTTGTAG